ACGAAAAGATTTCACACGTTCATGAGGACGTAGAGAAGTTGGGTGGCAAGATAGACAAAATCTATTGGGTAGTTCTTTCTACAGTGGGGGCTGTAGGTTTAATGGTAATCGAAACATTATTAGGTATGATGGGTTAATGGCTAAAAAATCAAAAGCATATGAAGAACATATAGCAATACACAAAGGTACATCCATAGGTAGAAGACCTATAACAAGTACTATGAACAAATCTAAAAAAAGACAATTTAAAATTTATAGAGGACAAGGAAAAAGATAATGGCACATACACCAGGACATCCAGCGACTGTACAAGAAGAGATATACGGACAACCTATATCTCAACAGTCTCAACAGGTTCAGCAAACTATTCAACAGGCTGCAAATAATCCTCAACTAGCACCTGGAACAGCTATTCAACCACAACTACAAAATGTAGGTGCTGGTGAATTAATGGACACTCAAGGGTTAACTGGACCTGCAACACAAGTTGTATCTCAAGATGCACAAATGACTAATGTAACTCCTACTGTTACACAAACATCACAACAAGCTGCAGCTGTTACACCGTCCACAGCAGCCCAAACTACAGCAGATGTATCTGCAAATGCTGCTGAAATGCAGGCTGCACAGTTGGCACAGTTAACACAACCTGCAGTTGGTGCCTCTGGATCAATAACTCAAGAAGCAACAGTACAAGGGCAGTTAGCAAACATAACACAAGATATTGAAAGTGCACTTGCAAACAACACTCCATTACCTGCATTTGCTAGAGGTGCACAAAAAATGGCAATGGCAGCTATGGCACAAAGAGGACTATCAGCGAGCACTATAGCAGCTGATGCGGTAGCTGAAGGAGTTCTTAGAGCATCTACACAAATAGCTGCTGCAGATGCACAAACATACAAAGATATGATTTTTCAAAATCTTAGTAATAGACAGCAGGCTATGATTACTAATGCTCAAAATTTTTTCCAAATGGATATGACTAATCTTAATAATAGGCAGCAAACATCTATGACTAATGCACAGTTAAAACAACAAAAAATACTATCAGATCAATCTGCTGTAAATGCTGCACGACAGTTTAATGCACAAAGTCAAAATCAAGTAGATCAATTTTTTGCAAATATAAATAAAGAAATATCATTAAACAATGCAACTAGATCAGATAGTATGGCACAATTTAATCAGGCAGAAATTAATAAAATAGAAGCATTAAATGCAAAAAATTCTATAGCTGTAAGTGAAGCTAACGCTGCAAGAAAAGCTGCTGTAGATCAATTTAAT